GAGGGTAATGTTACAAAACCGGCAACACTTCCTCCGTTTGATTACATGGGAAGCATCAACCCACAGAGTATTACCAATCCAAGTTATGACATGGATCTTGCCGGATTGATTGCAAGAAATGAAGAAGCCAAAAAGCTTACAACTAAAAAGTTTAGGTCCGGAGAAATTTAATTATGGCAAAAACTGTGGCAAGGCCAACACTATATAGTGTTGATGAAAGAGGGAATATCAGCGAACTGGCTGGAGTAAATCAAGATACCAAAGATTTAAATAGCAGGGATCGTCAAGACTTGCTTAAGAAACAAAAAGCATACGATGATCAAAAGAAGAATTTTGCATTTGATACAATTGCAAAAGCATCCAATGCTGCGTCAAAAATAACAAATCAAAAAATTTCTGGAATTGAGTCAAATTACAAAAATCAATTGTCTCAAAACAATACTTACAATTCTCTGGCGGATCAGATTTCGGCATTATCGCAACGAGGCGATGCAAACATGCCTTCTTCCGGTGGAATGGTAAATACAAACAGCCTTTCAGCGGATAACAACTACGGATCTTCCGATCTTGGTTCTAAACTTAATTTTCAAGTATCAAATGACCAGATTGTAAATGATTACAATAAATCGTATACCGACAGATTGAACGGAGTTGTAACAAACGGAAACGCTCAAATTGCTGGGATTAAAGATAGAATTGAAACAGCAAATAAACTTTTGAATCAATTGCCATCTGGAGACCCCAGGCGTGCATCTGCAGACCTTGTTATCAAGGGTCTTAATGATGACCTTAAAAGCGTTACCAATGCTGTTTCAACAGCTCAAGATAAGGTAAAGAATTTTACACCACTTACGGTTTCTGATGCCGAGGGCATGAAACAAATCAGCGCGTTCCGCGAACATGCCAAACTTCCGGAAGAAAACGCAATAAATCAATTTCGCCAGATTGATCCCAATTCATACAGAACTGCAGTTGGACTCGGAAGACAATATAATGAAATGGTTAATCGCCCTATTGGCGAGACATCTACCGCACAGACTGAAGACTTGCGAAATGCCTTAGAGCAAGAGGCAGTCAATCAGTTAAAGCTTGGGTCATCGCTTGGGGCTGAAGAGCGGCGCGGATATGAACAGGCGATCCGAGGAGCGCAGACAGCCCGTGGAAATATCTTTGGTCTTGGACCGGCAGTACAGGAGGCATCACAGATTGGTGCTGCTGGTGAGGCCAGGAAGCTTGCGCGCTATGGTGCGGCACAGCAATTCCTATCATCCGGTCAATCTACCGGAGATGCATTGCGATCCGACATTGCATTCCGCGATGCGCTACAGCAGAACAGGCTTGGCGCGGCTTCTGGATTTGTGGCATCCGGACCTTCATTGTATAATCTTGGTAATGCCCGTCTTGCCAATCAGCAGTCTCAATTCCAAAATTATGTTAATGCCAACCAGGCTCAACCAGGGCAGTTTAATACTCAGCCTTATGCCAGCCAGTTTTACCAGACAACCAATCCTGCCATTCCTGTTCAGATGAGTGGTCAGGCCGCTGGGATTTATAATACAATGTCAAATTATCAGGCCCAGACCTATGGTGATTATGTTGGAGCAGTATCTAGGCAGCCATCCGGTGCGCAGCAGTTTGCTCAGATTGCTGGGGGAATTGCTGGTCTTGGTGGTGCAATTGCCCCCAAAGGCTTGTTCGGTGGTCCTGGTAGCGGATCAATATTCTTTTAATTTATGCCAGCCATAACAGAAGCAGGGAAAGCTTGGGAAAAGGCTTACAATCAAAAGCTGATTAATGATCAGCTTCAATCTCAATTTGCTACCGAGAAGGCGCAATATGAATTAGCTGCATTGCGAGACAAACAGGAAATGAGCAGCATGAGCGGAAGGGCAGCAAAAGCAGCCGAAGCCGCAACCGTTCTTGAGCAAATGCGCCAGAAGGACCAAGGAGTTGATATTTCAAATGCTCCAATTGTTCCAGGCAAAAGCCTTCTCGACATGAATAAGGAAGAAGGACAAAGACTTATTGATGAGCGCGTAAAACAATTTAAACAGGCTGCAGTTCAAAATTTTCTTGTAAAAGAAAACATCATGCCAAGTGCAAAATATGATGCTGGTGGTATTTCAGGGGAAACACTTGCATATCAGGCACCACAGACGCAATCGAATGTGCGCCGACAAGTGTATCAAAATGATTATAATGACTTTTATGATATGAATATTCATAAAGGAGAATCTCCAGAAGTTGCGCATCAGAATGCAATTCAATCTGCTGCCGACAAGCAAATGAAAGCTGAGAGTAGTGGCAAGGCTACTGTTGTTCTTCCAAATTTTGGAACATACACAGCAACTCCAGAACAATTAAATAAAATGTTAAAAGACCCAAGCACTCCAGACACAGTAAGAAAAGCCATTTCTGAACAATGGGGTGGTGGGCAACAGAAACAAAGCGGATCTGATTGGGTAAGAAATAAGCTTGGGTATTAATATGGCGGAATTTTCATCCCGCCTTCCTGCTGGTCAGGATGCACAGCCAGCACAAGACAGCGGATTTACTTCTAAATATACTCCTGTTGCTACTGCACCAGAGCCTGCAGAGCCACCGACCTGGGAGGAAATTAAACAGTCGGATGATTACAAGAAATTAACCTATCCAGAACAGCTTAACCTTGCTCGCCAATGGGGTGATGAAACAAAAAAATATGCTTCAAAGTTTGAGGATCATACTCCGGAACTTGATGCTCAAGTTGATGATTTTGTAAACAAGAAGGCAGTTGATGTTCCTACTAATGTAAAAGTTGCTGCTGGTGCTGCTGGTCTTTATGTTGGAGCAGCCGGTGTTCTTGGTGGATTAGCTGGTGCTGGTGCCGGAACTCTTACCGGCCCTGCTGCTCCTGTCGCTGTTCCGGCATTGGCTGTAGGAGGATCAATTGCAGCAAGCACATTGGCTGAAAAGGCAATACAGGAATACTTTCCAAATGTATCTGCAGCAAGAAAGTTTGCGCCTGGATATGCAAAAGCCGGAGAACTTGCTCCGTCTGCTTTGGTTGCTGGTGGTGGTGCCAAACAACTCTATACATCCGGTAAAACATTGTTTGCAGAACTTGGTGCAAAGAAAGCAGCGGAGGAGATGGGCAAGTTTGTTGCTAAGGGTGCTGCTGCTGGTGCTGGTCTTGGTACTGTTGTAAGGGCTGTAACAGGTGGAAAAGTTACTCCAGGTACAATTGCAGAAGATGCATTGTTTGGCGCGCTTTATCAGGGCCTTGGGGCAAACACAAGGGTTAAGGGCTACAACTTCAATGAATTTAAGGATCTTAACTATAAGGTAAAGAATGGCTCCGCAACTCAGGCAGAAAAAGCGGATTGGGTAAACATTCTTAATGAGGCACAGAATGTAAATGCAAAAGGTGTTCAGCGTGCAGAAAGAACTACTGTTGATCTAGGTAGAAAGAGTGTCCTAGATAGGACAAGATTCCAGCAGGGAGAACAACCCATAGAAGTTAAGCCATACTACGAACCGCTTCCATCTGCGCCTACAAATCCATCCACAGAGATTGAGCTATCACGCCAGCCACAAGAACGTCCAATCAAGCCTGCAAATGTTGTCACTCCGGAAGCATTGCCTGAGTCCGGTGTTCGCGGGAATGTACGCGGAACACAGGCTGACACAGCAGAGATGCAGCGGCGCGGGATTCCTACAAACATCCAGGCCGAGTTCACAGACCTTACTCCTGCCGCAAGAAGGCAGAATGTTTTCTCGACAGAATCCCAGGGCATTAACCCTGATGCAATTGCTCCAAGCACTCGCGGCCTCCAGGGCGATATTGTACGCGAAGGACCAATTGTCACGCCAAGGACGCAGTTGCCTAGCGGTGATAGGTTGGCGTTGCCAGCAGAAGGCGAGCCAAGGCAAAGGACAGCCGCGCTTGAGGCGGCAAAGGTTATTGAGGATCAAAAGGGTATTGAAGAAAGAATAAGACAATCTCCACAAGGGGCAATGGGATTAACAAGCGAGCTTGGTGCTGGTAAAACAACCATCCCTCGCCCTATGGGGGGCGCAGCGGGGCAGGGTGGGTTTATAACCTCGGAATCATTTGAAATTCCAAGAAAGTTGTTGCAGGACTACATGACAACCAATGGTGCGCTTGGAAAGGATTTATTTGACATTATTGAAGGACAAAAGACAAACAGAGAGGCAATGTACGCCAGCATCCGGTTTGCAACCAGGGATGTTAAGAATGCATTTAAATTGGTCAATGGAAGACCTACTGCGACTCCAGAGCAGAACAAGCTTATCAACGATTATATGTCTGGGAATACGGGGATTGAATCACTTCCGGATCAATTAAGAACTCCTGTAAAAGTATTGCGTGATCAACTTGATACTCTCTCATCAAAATTGATGTCTGAAGAAGGGTTGCTATCCGAAAGAAGCAAAGAGATTTTTGGGAGCAATATTGGATCATACTTAAATAGATCATATGAAAAGTTTGATAATCCAAACTTTGATATGGCTATGCTACAAAAACGCGATCCAGCTTTATTTGCAAAAAGCGTTGAATATGTAAAAAACCAAATGATTACTGAGGCAAAAGAGGAGATGGAGGATTATGCGAGCAGGCTACAGGCCCACCAGGATAACGCGCAGCCTAGAACCCCCCCTCCGCTTGCTCCGGAGACATACATTCAGCAAATATATAAAACAGGAAATGTGCCTCAAAACAGGCTAATGGGTGAGGTGCAGAGGATTATTGAGGAAGGAAGCGCAAAGAGTGGTGAGGCAAAACCATTTAGTCCGGAGTCTTATGGGGTATCCAAGAAGCTTGGGGTATTAAAAACACGCAAAGCCATACCGGAAGAAATCAGATATTTGATGGGTGAATATACCGACCCATTAGTTCGATATATGAAGTCTGCTACAAAAATGGTTAATCTTTTCACAAGCCATAGGACTTTGGTCAATCTCAAGGAAGCAGGATTTAGGAATGGATTGTTCTTTGATTATCCGGCTCCAAATACTGTTGCATTTGCATCAGAAGGAAGCGAAGTGCTATCACCACTCAACGGTGTGTACATGGAAAAAAGTATTGCCGATGCAATTAAGGGATTTGATTCTGCAATTAAAGGTGACTTGGTTTACAAGACTTTCGCAAAGATTAATGCTTTTTATAAATGGAGTAAAACTGTTGGGTCGTACAAGGGCCAAATAAGAAACTTCCTATTCAATATCCCAATTGAAATTCAAAACGGAAACTTCACTCTTCTTGAGAACGGCAAAAGCACCAGAGCGATCCTTGCGGATTTTGGAGTTCCACAGGCAGATACTCCTGCTATGCGCGCCTACCTTCGTAGAGCAATGGCACTTGGAATTTATAACAATGCAAAGTTTGATGAGTTGAATGCAATGTTGCGTGATGCACATGCTGATAGCGGAAGCATTGCATCTTTTGTGGAAAGATATGGAGTTCCAAAATTCATAACAAATTTATCTAGCTCTATTATTGATTTTGCAAATTTTGCATATAGGTCTGGTGATAACTTCTACAAGCTCACCGCATGGGAAAATGAAATTAAACAATTGATGGATGGCAAGGGATTGAGCAGGCAGGATGCTGAGATCGAAGCAGCCGAGCGCGTTTCCAATACAAGGCCAACATACGAAAGGCTTGCTCCATTTTTGAAGAAATTCAGGACAAGTCCGTTTGGAAAGAACTTTATTTCATGGAATGCCGAGCGTATTAGAAATTCATACTGGACAGCAAAGTATGCCATTGAGGACATGAAAACCCCTGGCATGAGAAAGTATGGACTAAAGCGAGCAATAGGATCAATCCTTGCATATTCAATTTATGGCGCAGCGGTAAAAATTGCATTGTCTTCGCTTGGCAAAAAGAAAGAAGATGTTGATGCGTTAAAAAAGTTTGCACCAAATTATCAGCAAGATTCAATGCTAATGCCAATTTCATTTGATCCTAAAACGCATAATGTAAAGTATATTGATTTGTCATTTTCCGATCCGTTTGATGTTTATCGCCAGCCAATCAATGCGTTCAATTCAGAAAAAAGATTGGATGTTGGTCTTGCTAAAGCAGCAGCAAATCTTATTGGGAACTTCTTTGGCGTAAGCGTTCCTGTCGATGTTGCAATCAATGTGATTTCAAACAAAAGAACAACCGGACAGGCGATTGCAAATCCACAAGCAAGTACTGCCAAAAAACTTTATGATTATGGGGAGTATGCCTTAAGAACATTTGAGCCGTCTACTTTTACAGATATTCGTAATCTTTACTTTGCAATCAAAGGTGAACCAGATCCATATCTTGGTAGGTATGGTAAAATTCCTTCTATTACAGAAAACCTCTCATCCTATGCCGGTCTTCGCGCGCAAACTGTAAATATCGACCAGGCTTTGCAATTTAGGGCAAGCCGGTTCAATGATGATATTGGAAAATCAACATCATTATTTACCGAAAGATACATGGCTCCAGGGAAACAAAGCAAAATGGCATTGGAATCTGGAACCGGTGAAATGCTTCAATCTAGGGAAAAGCTTTTCAATGACATGCATGAAACATATTTGGCCTCATTAAAGTGGGGGCTTAACAGCAATGATGCAATCACGGCAATGCGGCGTGGAGGAATGAGCAGGGAAAATATTATGGGTGTTGTTAATGGGAGTGCACCGGAGTTCCAGGTTGGTAGAACGATGGCAAGGCAGCTAATGTATACAAATCCAGAAGACCTCCAGAAGCGTCAGGAAATAGCTAGCCAACTTCTACAGGAGCAAAAATAATGGCAAAGTTTGACATCGCTGGATCTGCAAGTCGGTTCAATCAACTTGAATCGGATATGCGTAATAACGCCATTAAGAATCAATTTGAAGGATATACCCGCGCGCCCAGCCAAGAGCCGCAACAAACAATTCAAAAACAGCAGGAGATGCCACAACCAGAACCTATGACCACAAAACCACAACTAGATCAGCAGGGTCTTCCAGACCCGTACAAAACTGTTGAATGGGAAGGGCGCAAGGATAAGCAGGGCAATCTTGCCATCTACAAGTTGCCATCCGGAGATCAGGGTGGAAGTTATGAAGTAGCTGGAATCAATGACAAATACCATCCGGAAGCATTCAAAGCCATCTCGGCGTTGCCTGCGCAAGATAGAGCGTCAGCAGCGGCAGAGTATATCAAAGGATACACGGCACCGTTTGTGTCACAATTGCCTCAAGCCATGCGCCCCTTCGCGCAAGATCTTGCGTTCAATCGCGGGATGGGCGGCGCAACGAAATACATCCAGCAAGGATTAAACGCGCTCGGACAGAATGTGTCTGTTGATGGAGGTCTTGGACCAAAAACATTGCAGGCAATTGGAATGGTTCAACCGCAAGCTTTGATGCGCGCTGCGAGCGATGCTCAATTACAGGATGAATACAGAAGGGCTGAAATAGACCCCAACCGGCGCAAGTTTATTCCTGGTCTTGAAGCCAGGATTCGGAATAGGTTATCTGCTTTTGGTCAGGGTTAACGACTAGCCCAGGATTTGCGAAAGATCGTAGATCCAGATAAAATTGCAATATCCTTGCCAACAAAAACATCACCGGCCTTTACTTGCGCAGTACCATATCCAACAAATGAATCACCGGCGCGGACTACAGTTCTATTTGCTGAAACATAACTATCTCCAGCTTTCACATAAACTCCGCGCGGAGTAAAATATGTATCCCCAGCTTCTATTACTGCGCCACGCGCCCCAACAGCAACATTACCAGCAGTTGCATATATTCCACCCCCATCATAAACGCCGCCAACAAAGTCATTCATAGCACTTTCATCCTGACCCAATGCAACCGAAGCCAAAACCGTCATCAATAAGATTTGAATTGTTTTCATGTGAAAACTATTCAGTATATTCAAAATGGAGTCAAGCATGAAACTAGGCTCGCGACAGGTTGGTGCAATTGGAGTAACGCGCGTTACCGGTGCGTTGCTACGATGTGGCTACAATGTGCTTTTGCCTTATGAAGACTTTTCAGGATATGATCTGGTTACGGAAAAAAACGGAAAGTTTACAAGAATCCAGGTAAAGACCGCGCAGGCAATTGAGCAGGGCCGAACAAAGTATAGGTTTACCACATCCATTGGAAATGGGTTTAATATTCCGAAGCGTCCAATCACCGGAGTAGATTACGTTGTGTGCTGGGCGATGCATGATGATCTTTTCTGGTTGTTGCCAATAGCCAAATGCAGGACATTGACTACAAAGCTTTGTCCATCGACAGGCCAAGGCTGGCGTATATTCCAGAACCTATGACCGAAGAACAAGCCTGGGCAAAGTTTGAGGAAGCCATGAGGGATGTTGAATCCTTCGATGAAGCGATTGCATGGTTGAATAAAAATCCGGAAGTTAAAGAGGGTCTTACTGTTTATGAAATGATGCGCCAGTTCAATAGGGATATTAGAGAAGCTAATAAGTATTATCGTAATTAAAATTGGTTGTTGACCCGACATGGGTCATTCCGCTAGAACCAGCGGATGGGCAAAATCAATAGCAGGGCAAAGGGCGCAGCGGGAGAGCGGGAGTTAGCGGGTTATTTGCGCGAGCAAGGTTGGCAAAAGGCTCGCCGTAGTCAGCAATATGCTGGCAATCCGGAGGGTGGTTCCGGTGATGTAGTTTGCGAGAACTTTCCTTTTCACATTGAGGGCAAGCGTTGCCAGCAGTTAAAGCCTGAAGCCTGGATGCAACAGGCCATGCGTGATTGTCCGAATGGCAAGATCCCAGCGGTGTTCTTTAGGCGCAACGGAGAAAAGAAGTGGCTAGTCATTTTGACAGCCGATGACATTTGTGAACTTGCCAGAACAATTGCTCCTCCGCGCATGGAGATTGAGCATGCCAATGCCTTAACCCACACGGCAGTAGGCGCAGGCTTTTGGCTTAAAAAGCCAGACGAACTTCACCCCACATACATACAACCAATACAAAACCCAAATAAATAAAGGAGATAACATGGCACTAACCCTAAGCGAAACATCAAAAAACACGGAACGCAAGTTGCCCGAAGCCGGTGCAACCGTAGGCGTTCTTTACAGTCTGGTTGACCTTGGTAACCAGAAAACCAATTGGGACGGTCAGGAGAAATGGTCTCCCAAGGTCCGCCTCACCTTTGAGCTTCCGGATCAAACGGACGAGTTCGAGGTTGAAGAAAAGGGCAAGCGAACCAAGATCATTAAGCCGATGGTCGTATCCATTGAGCAGACCCGTAGCCTCGGTGAGAAAGCCAGCTTGCGGAAGTTGCTCGAACAATGGCGCGGCCAGACATTCACGGCGGCAGAGCTAAAGGCATTCAGCCTAAAGAATCTGCTTGGCAAGCCAGCCATGCTGACGCTGATCCACAAGACAAGTCAGCAGGGGCGGCAGTACTGCGCGATTGCTGGGGCTTCCAAGCTTCCGAAGGGCATGACTGCTCCTGCCAAAACCACAAATGATCTCATGTACTATGAGATTGAGGAGAAGGAAGGCGGTCAGTTCAAGGATATGCCAGCATGGTTGCAGGATAAGATCCGCGCATCCAAGGAATTTGGCGCATCCGGATCTCCCGCTGGTCCTGTTAAAATCGGAGACAAAGACGGTAACGGCGAAAACGTACCGTTCTAAGTTATATGGCACTTACTATTACCAGTAAGGAGCCATCCAATACCCGTCTGGTCCACAGCGACCAGGCGGGTCATTGGTACACAGCAGAGGGTGAATCCGCCCATACTGTGCTGGGCAAAAATGGAAATTTCCGCAACACGACTGTGGCTGATGCCAGAAAGATGCTTCTGTACCCTAGCGTCACAAGCATCCTATCTATTCTGGACAAGCCACAGTTGACCAATTGGAAGATCGAACAGGCAATCATGGCATGCTTGACGCTGCCAAAGGAGGAAAATGAAACACTCGAAGACTACGGAAAGAGGGTCGTTAAAGACTCGAAAGAATCGACAGGGAAAGCTGCAGAACATGGAACAAAAATGCACACCGAAATGGAGAACATCCTACTCGGAAGAGCCGTATCCGGAGATGAAACACTTGCTCCGTATATCGAAACCTTTAAGAAGTGGTCCGATGCAAACATTGAGAAAACGTACTGGTGCGAAAAGGGTCTTGTTGGCGCAGGCTATGCGGGAAGGTGTGATGCCTACGTCAAGCTACGCAATGTGGGTGACGCTATCATCGACCTAAAGAACAGGAAGGTTAATCCGAAGTACGATCCGTTCTACGATACGGACTGCGCCCAACTTTGGGCCTATAGGTCAGCAAGCGAGAATCCGCAATGCGCATGCGTATCGGTGGTCCTAGCATCAAACGATGCTACTAAGCTGACAACGAAGGTTTGGGATGAGGACGAGCTTTACCAAGCCGGTATAGCCTTCTGCGCGATGCAGAAGGTTTGGTCTTGGGTTAAGCAATACACACCTCCAGGCATGAAGCTGTGAACGCTCCAACGATCCAAGAGATGGGCAATGCCGCGCAGGAGATCGTGTGGCGCGTGATGGGCAAGGGATCGGATAAGTCTGCCTACGGAGATTGGCTGGAGAAGGATCGCCCTACGCATGATTACCACATTGCCAGAGCGATCCGGCACTTGGCCACAGCGCAGATGCAACTTCACAAATCTTCGCCATGTCCTGACAACAATGGTGAAACGAGTGTTGACCATTTGGAGCGCGCCCTGGTAAGGTCGCTATTCGTGTTGGCTCAAATAAAGAAAGAGGTACCAAGATTATGAGATGGATTAAAAAAGAGTTTGATGAAGACGGAAAACCAGAGTGGTCTGTTTATATTGACGATCCTGGTTATGGAAATGAAGACGATTGGTCACACTTTGATACCTACGCCTCGCGAGACGATGCAGTACAAGCCTGTTGGAATTATACTTGGGAAGATTACAACAAGAGGGATAAATGAAACGCGCATTGGTAACACAGGCATTCGGTGATGATTGGAAGAAGGTTTTGGATCTTACCAGGCCGAGGATGGAAGCTTACTGCCAGAGGCATAAGATTGACTTCCTTGCGCTTGAGAAACCATTGGTCGAGCCGGTGCAGTACAGTAAATCTTCCATTGGCAATATCATGGCCACAAAGGGATATGATCAAGTCACGTTTGTTGACTGCGATGTATTGATTACATCCGACTGCGATGACATGGGATCTGATGTAAATATGTTTTGCGCGTTTGACGAGGGTGCTTTCTTGGATCGCAAGTATGACATGGGGAAACTTGCCAGCGCATTTGGCGGACAAATTGATCCCAGGTTCTACGTCAATACCGGCGTGTTTGTGATATCATCCAAGGCTGTTGGTGTCCTGTCGATGCCTCCGCTCGGACTGCTACCAAACCATTTTGCCGAGCAGACCTGGATGAACATTATGGTCCACCTGTGGAATGTTCCGGTACAAGAACTTGATCCTGCATACAATTGTATGACCAGCGTTGAGTCGCACTTTGGGCTGGACCGCTACAAGGATGCGTACTGCATTCATTACGCTGGGCAGTCCGGAGACATGCCTAAATTGATTGAGCAGATTAAGTCTGACGATGCCAAGCTTGTGGAACTAGGTCGATGACAACGGTCAAGGTAGTTGCCGAATGTGGCAAGTGGCGCATCCATACTACTGCCGGATACACGATTGGCCCGCGACTATGGGGTGCTGTACCGGCCAATGGCCTTCCACCGCTCACAGACATATTTGATACCAAGCAAGAGGCGCAGGATGCAGCATTCCTTTGGAATGAGTACGCAAAATGGGTTGAGCAGCATAAGAAGAAAACCAAGAGGAGATACTGATGCGCTCGACCCATCTTACAAAGGGGGATTACGATGAAAAGCTACAGCAATTGGCCGGAGAGGTTGCAAAGCGAGCGATTGACGATGTCAGATTACTGCAACGCCGAGGAGTGATTGACGGCATGAAGATCTTGCGCCGGAACGCAGGCAAAAGATTCTTCTTAGGTGATTGCGAGGAATACAAAAACGTTCACCAGATCCAGAAGTTAATACGAGACTTTAAGATCGGAGCGGTTGGATTCTGGTGCCGAGCATCCGGAGTTCCTATTGACAACAAGACTCTGATTAGGCGAGTCTTCAAGGCTACAAAATGATGCTTACAGCAATAGCAGATTTTGCATGGGTTGCTTGCTGGGTTGTTCTTTACATGTCCCTGCTGGCATCTTTACTCGCATTCCTGTTGTTTAGTGTTTATGCATTGTTCTGCTGGATTAAAAGGGAGATCGACAATGGAAGATAAATACATTCAAAAGATTATGACCGCGAGCGTTGACCGCTATGTGTTGACTCCCGCGCAATGCAGGATGTTGCGTGATGACGCGCAGATTATCGGGATGAAGCGCGCAACTGTTATGAAGAAGGATGGCACGGTTAAGAGATCTTTTGCCAGAACTTGTTCGTCCTGCTGGGTTACCAACAGCCAGCATCATAAATGGATTTACAACATCATGTCTGAGCTTACCAGGCAGATCAACGAGGAGAATTGGAGATTTGATGTGACCGGATTGCAGCAGTTGCAGATCCTTAAGTACTCTCCGCTCCAGCAGTTTTGGTGGCACTTCGATTCGTACAACGGCAGCGAAAGGAAACTTACGTCGGTTGTCAACCTATCCGACCCATCCGAGTATTTGGGTGGAGGATTACAGATTAAGGCAGACATCGACAACAAGCAGTTTATCCGAGAGCAGGGAGCCGGATGCTGGTTCCCATCCTATTTAGAACATCGCGCCCGTGCGCCGATATGGGGTACCAGGTGGGTGTTGGTTGGATGGTTTACAGGACCAGCATGGAGATGACAACTGAATCTGCATTTTTAATTATAGGCATAATTTCAGTATGTCTTGGACTTGTAACATTATTTTGGGGTGATGATTGATGTTGCAATTAAATCCAGAAATATGGGTAGTAACTCCCAAGGGCTATGGATTGGCATTCTTGGTTACTGATTATGGACTCGACCACAATAAGGTTTTCACTGTCCTACTCGACTCAGGTGACGTTCTTGATTTTGATATTAAAGACATTCGGAGGACGGAGAATCCAAGCTTCGGGGTAAAAGCACCGGAGGTGCCAAATCCCTATTATAAATAAGGAGAATAAACTATGCCACTAGGTAAAGACGTATCGAAGAACATGCATGAACTGGCGATGGACAACAAGAAAACCGGCAAGGAGCGCGGGGCCAATGGTGTTCCGCGCTCACACAAACAGATGGTTGCCATCTCACTTGCTGCTGCTGGTAAAAGTAAGTCGAAGAAGTTTCGCATGAAATCTGGAATGTGATGAACGTGGAGGCTAAAGAACGACTCAAGTGGTTACGCGACATTCTCCTCAATGCCAAGAACAGGCTGGCAGTAGAGAGGGATCGCGCAACTCACGGACGCGCGATTGATATTATTCAAATCATAGCTCTGGTTGATGCCGGAGCATTGGTAGCAAAGGAGTTAATAGAAAGTGAATGAAAAAACACACCTCGATCTTTTCTCTGGAATCGGTGGCTTTGCCCTTGCCGCAAAGTGGAACGGATACAAAACAATCGGGTTCTGCGAGCAGGACAAATTCTGCCAAGCCATCCTCAAAAAGCATTGGCCGGAAGTCCCGATCATCGAAGACATCCGCCAAGTACGAGGCAACCTATATCCAAAAATCTCTCTTCTCACAGGGGGATTTCCATGCCAACCATTCAGCGTTGCCGGGGAGCGAAGAGGCAAGGATGATAACCGCTATCTCTGGCCGGAAATGCTCCGAGTTATACGCGAAACAAAGCCCGATTGGATCATTGGTGAGAATGTTGCTGGAATCGTTAACATGGCACTCGACCAAGTGCATTCTGATTTGGAAGCAGAAGATTACGAAGTCGAAACGATCATTATTCCAGCTTGCTCCGTTGACGCATCGCACAGGCGCGACAGATGCTGGATTGTGGCGCACTCCTCACGCAAACAACTGGAAGAATGCTTCAACCTTGGAGGAAAGGCAGGGACACACTCTGAACCTACAGGATCAGATCAGGGCGTATCCGGAGCCGAACATGTGGCCGACTCCATCGAGCAGGGACGGGAAGGGTGGATACAAGGGCGGAAGAATACGGAACGGCAAAGTGTCGAAGGACACGTTGGATGTGGCAGTACAGCATACGGACAATCAAGAAAAGCAGTCTGGCTCCCTGAACCCAGCATGGGTCGCTTGGCTCATGGGGTACCCAATCGCGTGGCTAGACTTAAGTCCCTCGGAAACGCAATTGTACCGCAAGTCGCTGGGGAAATCATCAGATGTATCAATCAAATAACAGGAGAATAACCAAATGAAACTATGGATAAATAACACAAACGCAATCCACAAGGTGGATGACAACCTTCTTCATGTTCGCAATACTTATTTGCTTCCGGATGAATTGACCGGCGGAATGTGGGCGGATGCGATTCCATGCCCACATAAAATTAAGCCCTACTATAAGGGTAGGGCTGCCGGTGGTGCTACTGCCGTGTACCGCGCTGGAGCCATTGGCGATGCCGTGATAGCAACGGCATTCGTAAACTACTTGGTTCAGGAGTCTGGTGGGGTTGTAGATGTTTACGCACCGGCCAGAAACCTTCCGCTCTACGCCGGATTAGGCGCAAAGCTTTACCCGCTGCCATGCACCCTGGAGGCTTGGGATTCATACGATGCGCACCTACCCACGGACGATTTGTTCAGCGGTCAGGTTGGGGAGACGAAACTCGGAACTGGTCCTGGCAATTGTTACAAGCGGATCTACGAGTGGATGGGAGTTTGGGATGAGAAGACGATGGCGAAGTATTGCAAGCCCATGCTTCACCTGATCGAGCCAGACCATGAAGAGATTAAGGCATTGGGTAAATGGCCGTTACCGGAGAAGTACTTTGCCTATCACGTTTCTTCTTCCGGACCTACCAGGACATATCCCCCCAAGATGGGGCAGGATGCAGTCCTAGCATTGCTGGAAGCATATCCGGAGCATCACGCTGTGATCATCGGGCTGGACAACAGCAACAACTTTCATGTCGATCACCCTAGGGTGATTGACTTGTTCAATACGACCAAGGCGATCCGATCGCTGTTCCCTATCGTAGCCAACGCAGACTTTGTGGTGGCACCGGATAGTTCGGTCAACCACATTGCCGCCGGACTCAATACGCCGTGCGTGTCGCTATGGGGTAGCTATGACCCTGCGGATCGTATGACCTACTATCCATACAACGTGTCCGTGTTTAAACCGGAAGTATGTCCTCATGCCCCATGCAGGCCGCATGCAGGATTGCCTCAGGCCAAGTGCAAGGATGCGACAAACAAGACCGCCAAGACTCAGATGTGGTGCAATGCGCTGCGAAATATTACTGCGGAGGATATTGTTGTTGCATCTAAAAAAGCAATTGAGTTATAAGAATTAATTCATCCGGCGAATGGTGCGCAGGGAGATCCTGCGACTGGAGCCTCCATGTGTGTCGCCACTTGAAACAAAGCCGGATGATTTTTATATGACAACCCCATTAATCATTTCATTCGGTGGTGGTACAAACTCCGCAGCAATGCTAATTGAAATGCAAAAGCGTGGCGTTATTCCAGACCTTATTTTGTTTGCAGATACCGGTGGAGAGCTTCCGCAGACTTACGAGTTTGTAAAAATATTCTCCGATTGGTTGGTTAAACACAATATGCCTGAAGTAATTACTGTGAAGTACGCGAAGGAAACTCTTGAAGAGAATTGCTTGCGCCAGAATATGCTGCCAAGTCTGGCCTACGGATTTAAGGGATGCTCGCAGAAGTATAAGATCCAGCCCCAAGATAAGTTCGTCAACAACTGGCAGCCAGCTAAGGATTGCTGGAAGGCTGGCGGTAAATGTTTGAAGTTGATTGGATATGATGCTGGCGAGCATCACCGAGGAAAGATACCAGAGGACAAGAAGTACATCTATGAATACCCGCTGGTGCGTTGGGGTTGGGGCAGGAAGAAATGCGTTGAGGTTGTGGCAGAGGCTGGATTCAAACCAGCCAAGTCATCTTGCTTTTTTTGCCCAGCCATGAAGAAACATGAAGTGCTTGATCTTGCAAAGAACCACCCTGCTCTTGCAGAAAGAGCAATAGCAATGGAAAACAATGCTCACCTTAAAACTGTTGTTGGTCTTGGTCGCAACTGGAAGTGGGAAGACCTAATCAGATCAGATGCAAGCCAAATGAAATTATTTGAGGACTTGCCGGACGAAGTGCCTTGCGGGTGTTATGACGGATGAACGCACAATCTAAAGCAGAATCAATTGTAGGTGCCGTTGACTGGCAGTCCGAGAATCACGGGCTGTGCAAGTGTCCAGGCGAACATACCCACACAAGCCATACTAGGGTGCGGGATACCACAGTATTCATCGACAGCGTTCCCACCGTGTTCTGCTGGCATACCTCATGCGTTGCGCATAGGGATTTGGTCAACAAGCAACTCCGCAAGTTGATTCTGGATGATCCGTTATACAGGCCGGTTAACATTATGTCCCGTGGGTCAAGCATACCAAGGCCCTTGGTAATCCAGAAGGATGCGGAGGCTGAAATCATTGATCGGATCGGAACGATTGCCGAGTCAAATAAAAGCCGGTATTTAACCCATTACAATTGGGACCCTGCAGATATGTTTGATAGCAGCCCCCAGGGGCTAGATGGATTTAATGACTATCACGGGATGTTGTCGCTGTTTAAGCCGGATGACATTGTGTGGGTAGGAGCGGTCAAGGATAGCGGGAGCCATCCAAAGAACTTTCAGCGGGTTGAGGATTGGATGAAGCTGACGCAGCCGGTGGGTCAGTTCACAACCGGAGCAGCATTCAAATCTGGAACTATTAGTAGGGCTAATGACAACGTGGATGTGCGCCGGTACCTGGTGGTGGAGTCGGATGTATTGACCAAGCCGGAGATGGGCGCGGTGTTCCAGCTTATGCGCGACTTGTTCCGGATGAAGTTGCACGCCATCGTTGACACAGCAGGAAAGAGTTTACACGGATGGTTCGAGAGTCCGGTTAAGCAGGAGTGGGAAAACCAATTAAAAGCTTTTCTTGTTCCGCTCGGATGCGATCCTGCGACATTCAAACCCAGCCAGCCCGTCAGGATGGCAGGGGCAAAAAGAGAAGACAAAACACAGAGCCTTCTATGGTTCTGCAAGGAGGGAAAATGATTGAGCCTGCAGTTGCATTAGGATTGAAACCAAAGCCGGTGGATGAATGGCCGCCGATCAAATCATACTCAGAGTTGGTGCGTGAAGACATGCCTGCTCCGGAGGTTTTAATTGATGGGATGTTGCACCGAGGGGGCAAGTTGCTCCTGGGCGGTGGCAGTAAGGCTTACAAGTCATGGTCGCTGATTGACTTAGCCCTTTCGTTACATGCCGGTGTGCCTTGGTGGGGACAGCAGACGCACCAGGCGCGCGTGCTGTTTATCAATTTCGAAATCCAAGAGTGGAGTTTCCGCAATAGGTTGGCGGATGTGATCAAGGCAAAGGGATTGGAAGGGAAGGTAGATGACTTCGATGTTTGGACCCTGCGCGGTCATGCTGCCGATCTAACCCTAATCCGCCCCATGATTGAGAAGCAGATTGAGGGGAGAGGGTACAAGGCCATCATACTCGATCCAAACTACATGCTCATGGGCGAGCGGGATGAGAACTCAGCCGGAGACATGTCAAGCCTTATGAACGAGTTTGAGTACCTAGCCACACGCCACAATCTGTCAATCATCCTGTCACACCATTTCAGCAAGGGAAACAAGAGTGGGTCAGAGGCGATTGATAGGTTCAGCGGTTCAGGTGTTTTTGCGCGAAACCCCGATAGCTTGGTGGTCTTGACACCGCATGAAGAGGATGAGCGCACCTTCACCTGTGAGGTGACGCTCCGTAACTTTTCACCTATGGATGCCTTTGTAGTCCAATGGGGATATCCGCTATTCCGCCAGAACTTTAGCCTTAACCCTGACAAGCTAAAGAAGCCAGGGGCGCACAAGGCGGTTGACGATAAAAGGTTCCTGACAGAGATGGGTAGCAAGGAATGGCTGGCAGGAGATTTATGCCGTCACATCATGGAAAAACTGGAAGTATCTGAGTCAACCTTCTATCGGCACCTTAAAAGGCTATCAAAAGCTAACAAGATACTATCAGACAACGGCTTATATACTGCCAACCAAGTTACTTTCTAGGTCCTGTCATTTCGCTGTCATTTATTGAGCATTCAGACTCATATATATATATGAAAGACA